GGTGCTAGTGCTCCTGCTACACCACCTACAGCGGCTCCAATTAGTGCTCCTGTAAAGATAGTTGCACTTATCAATCCTGCCGCCGCCGCCGCGGCACCTACAGCACCACCAATAACAGCACCAACAATTACTACTGGTCCAGCCCATGCTGGTGTGCTAATTAAAGCAGTACCTAAAAAGGCTATTAAAAATAATTTAATCTTTTTTATCATAATTCAATACCATATAAGCATCCGTGCCTACATTGTCAAAATTCATTTGTCTAGCGAGAATACCAAACTTACCATTGTGTTCAGCACCATCGCCAATGTTTATATCTACACAATTATTTTGTTTTGCCCATTCAATATGGCTTTGTACCATTGCGTTAAATTTACCTGACTTTCTATGATCAGGTTCTAAGTAACTAAAATTTATAGTTGCTCTTAATTGTTTTGACCATAGTAAAGGTTGCATAAAGCATACACTGAAGCCTACTATATTTTTGTTATCATCATATGCTACTAGCATATTCACCATTGGATTTACTATAAACTGTCTAAAGTTTGCAAAAATATAATCTGCATCATATTTTGTATGTTTACCAAACCAATGTTCTTTATGATATTTTTCTGCTAGTTCTACACATACTCTTATATCATTTACTGTCATCTTTTGTATCATTACGGCTTACCCCACTTGATTCTATCGTCTACGGCACTTGAAAAATCCATACCTTTATCAAACGGATAATATGTTTGCTGACTAGTACTGTTTGTTCTTCTACCATTGATTCTATCAAAATCATAGAATACACTTGAACTAGTTACATTTACCGTTGAACTGGATCCTGTTTCATTAATTTGAAAAGAAGTCATTTCCCCATCAAATAACATAACAGGAGTACCTATTGCAACGCTTTGTTCATTGAAAAAATATCTATAGATTACAATGCGTCTATCTACATAGTTGTTGTTTAAAAATAAATTTGTGATTGTGTTACTTGCACCTGATAGTGCAAAATTAATTTGATTGACTCTTGCTTGTCCTGTTTCTTGAATAGAATCAAAAGTCAATAATTCTCCATTTGCGGCGAATGTTTTGCCTGTACTTGTATCTGTATTTACAGTTATGTCTAGTGGTCCATTTGTAAGATATAAATCATTAGGTGATTCAAAATGCAGTTCTAATAAGTCTGCGAATCTTAAACGGTTTCTTGAAAGTTCCGTTGTTATAGTTGAACCTAGTCCTCTTGCCATTACAGTGCCTCTCTAAATTGCACTTCATAGCCTACCATATCGCCTAGACTAAATGTCCATTCTTGATCCTGTTCTACTAAAAATACTTTCCAAGTTACATTGTTGTAAATTAGTCCTTCACCACCTGACAGGCTTGCTTGTAGGCCTGGTTCAATGTTCATTGTTGCTGAACCACTGCTAAAGTCTACATCTGCTGTAACCATATACACTTTAGTTTGATAAGGTGCGAAACTTACGAAGTCTCCTGCTTTTAAACTATCTGTTTGCGTCAAAGACCCACTGCTAAGGGCCACGCTAGTGTCTCCTGCATCATGAGCCCCATTTACTGTAACTGTCTCTGTTGTTAAATTACCTTGTGTGTTACTGTATGGTTCTATTTTTATATCAAAATCCCATCTACTGCCTCTTTGCTGTTGAATAAATGCGGCTATTGGTGCCCATTCACTTCTTTTCATTGGTGGATAAGTTGCTGTGAAACTCCAAAATTGTGCGTTTTGTGTTTTTACTTGTTTTCTACCACTACTTGCCAGCGTTACTATACTTGGGTTTACACTTTTGATAGATACTTCTCTAAATTTAGGGTTATCTGGTAATGTACCACCTGCACTCATTATACTGGACTCCTTTCACCGCGTTGATTAGCGGCTTCTCTAATTATGTTTGTTATTAAACCTTTGCGTTCTACAATTAATTCATCAACACCTCTAGCATCTAAGGCATTAATGTTAAATGTAACATTTACATTTTTAGCGCCATCTAAATTTCTATTTGGTATGATAGTACCTGATTGGTTTGGCATAAACATTTCAGGTCCACTTTCACCTACAATGTATGGAGTACCTTTTTGTACTAGACCACCTGCTTTCTTACCTTGGTACTGTTGACTTGCAATAGCGGCTATTTGTACGGCACCTGCCGCTCCAATCAATCCTGCTATTGCTAGGTTGAATGGGAATGGTAATGTAAGGGCTCTAGTAACACCTTGTGCTGTATTCATAATCGCCATTGCAATATTAAATGCTTTTGCTATCTGAAATGCTTTTTTGTTTTGTTGTGCTAGTGCGCCTAATACTTCTTTACCTGTATCAATTGTAAATTTCTTAAGTTGATCCTGTGTGAAAGAGCCTAAATCTAATTGTGCAAATTGTCCTGATTTAAATAAATCTAACTGTTCTTTATATTCATTATCTTGTATTCTCTTAAGAGCCTGTTGATGTTTTGTTTCTAGTCTTTCTCTTAACTTCATGTATTCAGTATCAAATTGTGTTCTGCCTTTATAATACTCATCTAGAATTGCTAGTTTTTTATTGTATTCAAAATTTTCTCTTTCAGTTTCAGTCATTAAACTTTCGTCTAACTGTTTAAGTTGTTTTTGTAATGCTTCTTGTTGTTTCTTTAATTGTGCTTCTAATTTTTTATCTACTGGTGGTGCTTTACTTGTTGGTCCTGCTCCAGTACCTTCTTGTGCTTTTTCTAATTCTTTTGTTTTTACTATTTGATCATCAATAGCATTTATAATTTTACGAATGCCTTTTTCATATTTGCCCATTTCGTCTGGGTCTAAGCCTGTAATTTCAAATGCTATTTCTTTTATTTCACCTGTGGCTTCACCAATAAAGTCTACGAACTTTTTATTAACTTCATCTACATAACTGCTAAATTCTTTATCACCTACTTTAATTGGATCCATTTCAATGCCTGGGATCTTATTGGCTATTGCAATTAAATCATTGATCCCTTCTGCAAATTTTTTGACCATATTATCCATAAAGCCTTTGATTTGATCAAAGAATGCCGCTACAGCCAATAATATAAGTTTAACACCTCTACCTACTAAAAAGAATCCTATTGCACCTAATATTTGCATTTCAGGTGGCAGTTGATTTATGAATTTTATAAGTCCATTAATACCTTTTTTAACTATTTCAAATACAGGTGTTAGTGCATCCATAATTTTAGCACTACCAATTAATACTTGTTTAGTTGTGTCAACCAATGCTTGACCAATTCTAGCACCTGCTTTTTCAATTGATCCAAAATTCTTTTCTAAGGCTTGCTCCATTAAAGTAGCCGCGGCTTTTATAGATTCAAATGGTGCCGCATCCATAACAGCCAATTGAAACTTCATGAATTTATCTTGGATCATAGAGATCACACCATCAAAGGTTGTTGCCATTTTGGCACTTGAACCTGCTATGGCTATTGTACCATCTCTAAATCCATTGATAATTAAGTTTTTTGATTCTTCTGCTGAATACTGTACGCCTTCTTGAAAGCCTAGCATACTCTTAACGGCTCTATCTCTAAATAGATCCGCCGCACCTATACCTGCTGAGAATGTTCTTTGTAATTGTAATGCTGTTGTTTCAAAATCAATACCACTAGCCGCGGCGATATCACCTGTAATGGCTAATAGTTCATTTAATTCATCTGTGCTTTTTGCTACTGCTAATAGACTTGGGGCCGCTCTTTGTATTTGTTCTAATTGAAAAGGTACGCCACCTGCAAAATCAACAAGTATGTCCATAGCCTTTGCGGCTTCAGTTGTTGATCCTGTCAGTGCGGCTAATTGAAATTTTAGATTTTCAATACTTTTTGCTGTATTTAAAAATCCTTTTGCGACTTGAAATCCTCCAAATGCCGCCGCCGCTCCAGCAATGACACTTGTAAGATTACCAAATCCGCCTTGTACTCTTTTTATACCTGCATCAAATTGACTAGTATCTAGTTTAAGTTTTACGGTTTGTTCTGCCATATGCTTTCCTCTGACTCTCTGCTTCTAACTTAAAGTATGCTAACCAAATAAACACTTCTGCTGTTGTCATTTGGCTCACTTCTTCAAGTGACTTGTTTAATTCACGACCCAGTCTACACAGAATTAATAGGTCTGGATCGTTTCTTAGTTTTTTACAGTTTCATCCACATCATACTCTTGAGATGATGTACTGTTTAGTGTTGTTGCGATTTTCAATAACACTTCAGGATCACATTCGTTCAATAAGTATGTTCTTTCTGCGGGTTGAAACATTTTTTTGCCGTCTTGTGTTCTTGCTTTAGTAATAATTGTTTCTACTAGAGCTTCAACGACTTTACCTTGTTGATGTAAGGTCATTACTTTGCTTTGATCAGCAAATGTACTTACATTCTTATAATAAATTGTAGTATCCCATTCAGGTACTTCAATTGAATTCATTTCTACATCATTACGACTTTTGAAATGTTCTACTGCTTTCGCAATTACTGGATTTTTACTTGCTAATGTCATCTTGTTATCCTTGTTCTTGATCTTTGTCTTTTACTTAGACTATTGAGTGTAGGTTTTGTCATACCTTGCGGTGCTTGAGTTGAACCTCTCATACCTCTTCTAGTCATATGTCGTCCTTTATCTAAAATTTTTATATAAGGGACATTATTATATATCAGATAGTCGTTACCTCGTTTGGCTTGTGCCCATCCGCGTTTCGCTCTACCTGTATCTACAGGTGTTCTATCTTTAACACCTCTAAATATCGTGTTTGCGAGAGTGCGGGCTTCTTTAGCCTGCACCCTCTTCAAACTTGTTGCTATCCCAACGCCTGTTAGACTAACACTCAATATAGACATTATTATTATGCCGCTACTGCTGTTGTTAGTGGACCAGTGCCTTGAAATGTCACAGTACCTGTTACTAGTGAATCAGGTGTTGAAGTATAACTTACACCTGTTACGATACCACTACCACTGTACTTGATGTTACCTGAATCATCACCTTCTGGGTGAAGTTCAAAAGTTACAGCCGCACCATTGTGCGCCGCCACATCTAATGCCTCGTTAGCATCAAATTGTGGTGTTTGTTCGCCACCTTCTAAAATAAAGTCAATAGAGCCTGAGAAACTTTGCATTGTTGATACATAAGTTCTGTCGCCTCCACCACCAATTGTAGAAGTTTCTGCTGTGTCATTTACTGTGTCTAATGTGTAACTTGTTACTTGTGCTAGAGCTGTACCACCAATAGTAACCAACCCTGCGTGACCGTTAATTGCCGCCATCTTCGCTCTCCTCTAATTGTGTTGGCTCTTCTGAAACAATCTCTTCAACCGCTTCTTCATAAGCCTGTTTTACATCTTTCTTTTTAGAATAGCCTGATGATTTACCATCTTTAGTCCATCCTGCAGAAAGATACTTTTCTACTTTTTCGCTGTCCCAATTTGAGACATCATAAGTTTTTGTACCGTTTGTAATCTTCATTACGCTACTCCTCGTTGATAAATGTATTCAATCTCAAAATTAAGAGTAATTAATCCAAAGCGTTGATCAATGGATTCATCCACACTTACTTCTGACAATCTAGTATCTTGGGCTACACCACCCCTTGTACGATCTGCTTCAAGCGCCTCTTCAACTCTTTCACAGATGTTGTTACGCTGTAAATCAATATTATCACCAGTGACATAACACTGGCAAATAACATTAAAAATACTCCTGCGACGGCCATTACTACCTTGTACAGTAAGTTCTGTACGAGTTTCATCGCCGCTTCTAACCACGACTGCTGGGAATTGTTGTCTTGCGAGATTTTCAAGCTCTAGTGTCTCCCTAGTTACATAGATAGGCTTTGGGTCGTTAGCATCTGTTAATATCGCTACAATATTATTTGTAATATCGTTTCTTATTGACATTATCTAACTAACCTTTTTGCTGGTTGAATTTCATGTTCGCCATCTTCATAAACGCCATCGCCATCCCAATCATAATACAGTTCTCTTTGTGCTATAGCAAATTCTTCTTCAAACGCATCTCTGTAGAATTTGATTTGTGTTTGAAACGAATCACCTTCTACACTCCATTGCGTTAATTTGGGAAGTACATATTTGTATAAGCAATAATAAACTGCACTACGAGTAAGTTGACTTGCTTTAAGTTTAGTTGTATCAAAATTTGATAAGTCACCAGTGTAACTACCGTTATAACTGCTAACACCTAACTTTGGATACCATTCTACTCTAAGGAGTCTATAGATGTCCTCATCTGTTTTTGCAATCATATCAGAGAAGTCTTGAATGCCATAATTGTGTAAATCTGGCATATACTCTTTCATGTCTGCTTCTGTAAATAAAGCCATTTTGTTCTCCTTGTTATAGGCGTGGGGTAAAGAATATACCCCACACTCTTAAAGTTTTAATTAGGCACCTGCCGCGTTGATTAAGATTCTACCACGAGCCGCGTCAATAAGACCACATTTCGCGTGTAGACTTGCTACAACATCATTACCTACAGCCGCCGCTCTACGAGCGATTTCTAAGTCAACATTTTTCTGCATAGCAATTCTCATTGCGTCTTTAGAGAAAATAGCCGCCATTGGGTTTGTTACACCTGTGTTAGCATCTGTCATGTATGATGTGACAAATAATTGTACACCTAGGATATTACCAAAGAAGCCACTTCTTAATGCTTGACCTTGAAATAAATCACCACCAGCGAATGCTGTTGATCCAATGTCGTTCATTAATGAAGCATATTCAGTATGAGCGATTACACCCATTAGAGGTGATGTATCTCCAGATCCTCTGATCGCCGCTACTGCGTCTGCGATATCAGAAACTGTTAGTACACCTTTACCTGCTGTGTCATCAGCCTCAATTGCTGTTAAGTCACCAAGCACATTCATTACCTGTGCGTCAAATTTAGCCGCAACAGCCATACCTAGTGCTCTACCTACTTCTGTAGGATCAATAGCACCTAAATCACGAACTACTGAGCGAGCCGCGAATAAGTCTGCTTGGATTGTATTTTTTGTGAATGTTGGTAGTTCAGTTTCAATGTCAGCACTACCTGGTGCCGCACCTGTGATTACATCTACATCAACATCTTTTGCGATTTCTGGTACCTGTAGAATACCATTTGGTGCATTTACTACAGGGATTAACTCACCACCTAAGAACAACGAATTCTCGTGTGCGGCAAAAATTGTCGCACTTTTTACGGGTAATACCGTTGCATCATAGTTAGTGACCATAGCGTTAATATAATTTTCGTTTGCCATGTCATTTCTCCTTTTTGGCTATGTAAATTATACTAGACCTTTTTGTTGGGCCTCTTTGTATAATCTACGATGATCAGGTTTAGTTAAATCTAAACTCTGTAAATTAAACTTATCCAAAGTATTTGGATTTAAGTTTGTTTTGCTGTTTGACCCACTTGGAGTTGGGCGGGCAAAGTGTGGATTAGCATCAATAAATTCATTTACTAGTGCTTCTACACTCATTGGTTCGCCTTTGTCTGTATAACGCAGTTGTCCTTTTGAATCTGTAACTTCAACATCGCCACTATCGCCTAATCTAATTTGATTCTTCAATAATGCACTTACTTGTTGTGCATTTATGGCACCTGCTTTGTTAGCCGCTCCTAGTACAGCACCATCTACTTTTACACTGTGTAATTCATTACGCAGTTGAGTAATTGTACTGTCTTTTTTGGATACTGTGTCACGCAAAATGTTTTCAAATTCTGCTTTTGACTTGGCTTCCTCCAGTCGTTTTGCCTCCTGAGCTTCAACCATTGCATGGTATCTATCAGGGTCAACCCCAGCATATCGTTTTTCTAACGCTCTTCTTTGTTTAGCCAAACGGTCTTCTATGATACGGTCTAACTGTTCCTGGGTGAAACTTTCATCGTTAGATGTATTCGCCTCATTTTCTGTATTTTCTACAGCGGTTTGAGTTACCTCGTCCTGTTTAATGTCAGTCATGTTTGTTGTCCTTTATTACATTGTATTTAGCCTTTTGCAAAATAATCAATACCTTTTAGGTTCTCTATAAACTGTCTGTTGTCCTGTTTTAACTTTTTTATAAAGTCTAAACTTGGCTTATAAACAATTATTTTACAATCGTCTTTTATACTATTTTTGATGTTATCATATATTACATTATATGACGCACTACCAATTCTAATTGTATCATACATACCCCAATCAATTTTTTTAATTGCTTGTATCAGTGTATATTTTGTACAATCAATATCTAAGAACTTTTGTTCATAGAATTCTGTTCCTAATTTTTTTAAATTAGCACGAGTTAATTTTCTTATAACAGCATTAGTGTCAACAGTGGTCACTGTTTCATGTGAATGTCCTGCATACCAACTTGTTAAGCCATAACAACTACACCAATCTAAAAAATGTCCACCCCAATAATCGCCTCGTCTCATACCTGCTCCACAGTACTGTTGTGGTACTGTATTCATTTCCCATTCATCTAAATCAATACTAGTTTCTCGTCTATCAATTTGCCATAATAACGGTAGATCTTCACTTTTTACGCTTGATACATAAACACTTCTTCTAGTTAGAACTAATCTAGGTACTGGCTTGTATTCTGCTTTACGCTTTTGCCAATATTCATAATCAGCCTCGCAAAAATAAGGTTGTCTATTCCTCGTTGCTGTTGTCATCACTCACCATTTGTTCGTGAGTGTAGCCTAATGCTTCATATCTTTCATGGTCTTCTTGACTGTTTACTTGATATTCGTTGCCTTGAGCATCATACATCGTGTGAGGTACGAATTCATCACTCATAATTGAATCATTAATTTGTTGTAATGCATCTTCATCATCTACAATAGCACTTGCAATTGACATCTGCACATATTTTTTCAACATTGGATCAGTAACACCAATTTCTTGTGCTAACTTAAGGTTCATTAAGTCTTGTTGTCTGTCCCTTGTATCAAATGAATCAGGATAGTATATTTCACCATCCCAAGCCGTGCCTTCCCAAAGACACCATAGACGCCATATTTGTTCTTCTGCTAGTTGCAACAGTTGTGCCTTACCGCTTAAGGTACTTGCTAGTGCTTTTTGTTCTATAAGCATAGCAACACCGCTTCGTGCTGTTCTTTGACCACTTACGCTATCTAAGTGTGTCATTTTTTCAATAGCCTCTACTTTGCGATTAATTGTTTCTAACAGTGTGGTTATATTTTGTCCACTAGGCGATAATAGGTAGGGTTTTAGTCCCGCATCCAAATCTTCAGGCATAGATACAATCGCGCCAGAACCTGCACTAGCATCTACACTATTCGTTTTACAGAGTGTGGGATGATTTGAAAGTTTAATCAATTGATTTATTTCAGAATAGTCACTGTATATACTTCTTTGTATGTCAGCCACATCAGCAATATCACTGATGCCAATTCCGTGTGTCCATGATCTATTATTGTATAGTACAACACATGGTATTTCACCTAATGGGTTTGGTACTTGATCTACAATAGAAACTAAATCACTTTCTAAACTTGAAATTGCTGTAATTGTTTCTTCAGGTGTGTATATTTTATAAGTTTTTGTATCTTGTGTTTTTTCTATTAAGACTTTTAGATAAGTCATTATCATTGCGCCGTTTGATTGTCTTTCATAATGCCAATCAATTACATTCTCTGGTGATACCATTGCTAGATAAGGTCTAATACCTTGTCCTAGTTCTTCTGCTCTAGTACCTGCGTTGTTAGTGGGCTTATCTACGAAAATATAAACTGCACCATATATCGCCGCTTGTTTTGATGCACTTGCGATAAAGGCTTCAAAATCTCTGCCGTCCATATCTGCATCTTTTAAAAATGGTTCTAGGTTTGGATTGTTTTCAATTGATCCATAATTTCTTTCAATTGTTGATCCATATATGAAACTACTATAACTGTCAATAGTTCTTCTGCAATGGTTTTCTAAAGGCGTTTCATCTAGTCTTTGGCTGTATTCGCCACCTGTTTCTAAATGGTACTTAAATAAGTACTCACCATTTCTGTACGCCGCGCCACCTTGGTATGAATCTGCATATAATCTCCAGCGAGCTATATTAGCCACATATTCAGGATGGACTTGGTCTAATGTTTCTTTTGTATACATCATATTATCCTTACTGTTATTTACCCAAATTTACGCACTGCTGGAGCATTTATGGCCCATCGTGCTGGTTCTACCCGTGGTGTTATTGTTTTTGTAATTGGCATCAAGTATTCTACCATATAGCCAAGTGCATCTGTCATATGATCATAGCCACTATTTTTGTCTGGATCATTAGTACCCTCACGGTAGGATAACTTGTTCAAACAATTTCTTAAACTTTTACATTTAGGATCTATCAGTAACTTGCTATGGCTGAATGCACTATTAACACTGTTAATTCTATCTTTTACGGCAGGGTGAGCTCTACGAGCAAACACTTGAAAGCCTGCATTATGTAATATTTTATGATCTGTTGTTGTGCTACTAGTTCTTCTTTGTGAACCTGCAGGATCAGGGAATATTTTTATAATTTTATTTGGATATCTTCGTCTTATTTCTTCTGCCATTTCAAATGTATTTGTATTTCTTAATTCTATTTCATCAAAAATGTGGAGACCGTTTTCAGCAGTCATGGTACCAACGACAGCACAGCCTGGGTCCACATTGAAGTCAATCCCCACATATATTTCTTGCATATTATTTTTCAATTCGTGCTTTGCCACACACAGTTCTGAAAAAGCATAATATACCAATCCAACATAGTCTACCCAGTCTGCTAAAAATTCTTGTTTGAAACTTCTTTCATCCATTTCTTGTTTAGCGGCTTCTATTTCTTCTTCAGGGATAATGCCGCCTTCTAAACTTGTAAACTTATATGTACTCCAACCATCCTGTGCTTGAGCCCATTGAAATAAATCATAGAAATGATTCTTACCTTTTGGAGTACCTAACCACATCGCGTGTCCGCCTCTGTCTGCTAGAGCTGGTCTCATTACAGTCCATACTTCAGGCTCCATATCAGCAAATTCATCAAACACGACTAGGTCGCAAAAAATTCCTCTTAGGCGGTCGCCTCCGCCATCTGCACCAGCGAGAACAATTTTACTATTGTTCACTAGCCTAATTGTAAGTTCTGTTTCATTTACTTTTTTAATCCAGCGAAGTGCGTGTAACTGATCTTTTAACTTGTCCCACATAATTGCTTTACACATTCTATATGTGGGTGCAACATAGTATATAACTTTGTTTGGCTGTCTAGCAAAATAGCACATCTCTCTTAACGCACTATGGCTTTTGCCACCTCTTCTACCAGCCACAACAATGCGCCAGCGATTAGTATCATTGGCTATCTGTTGTTGCATTTTCGTCAGTTGCATTTTCTTCTTTTACTTCCTCTTGTGGTGCTTCATTCCATGGTAGCGGTTGACTTGCTTCTCCGTCTAATTGTCCGTTGTCGCTGTAGCCCAACAGATTTTTTGATAAGAAAATTTGTACTGCCGCATTCATATTTTCACAAGCATTACGCATCATAGCACGACGAAGTTTTAGTTTACCTAAACTGTATCCTGTTTCAATTGCTTCTAATGCCTTTTGATCACGCTTTATTGTACTTACATTACAGCCCAATACATGAGCTATTTCTTGTTTGGTACACATTAACTCGCCTAAACGAGTTATTTGTTCATAATCAAAGTTGTGAACTTTTGGTCTGCCACCTTTGTTCTTTTCTTCTTTTGGTGATTGGGTATCACTCATATTCTTTTCCCCTTCTCCCTTGATAGGTCACGCTTGTTTTTAGAAACTTCGTTTTTTAACTGGTACTCTAAAAAATTTGCGTTCTGTTTCGCTTTCGTCTGTGACGATTGTGTTGTATACAGTGTAAATTTTACCTTCAGTGCCTCCACTTAATGTAATAATAGTTTGTTTACCATTGTTATGGATAATACTACTGTCCACTGTTAAAGGATCTGTATCACCTGTGATTGCATCAATTGTCCAGTTACTAGTAGTGATACTTTCACCACTTGCTAACCAATTTGACCAATCAAAAGTGTAAATTAACACCGCCTCTGGATCTTTATCAATGTAAAGTCCTTCATTGTCTCTTTTATAACCTGTTAGCGTTGCCATTAATAAACCTCCGTTGGTTGTACTCTTGTTTCACTTGGTACTGTTGCTGTTCTTGTATCAAACAATACTTTGTATATTCTATTACCACAGCATTCAATTGGTAATTTGTAATAACTGTGTCCTAAATGCTGTCCTGCACTGTCATTAATTTGATCATATGGGACAGGATAAACTCTAGTTTCACTTTCTACAGTATATACTGTATTTGTTTCACCTGGTTTTTGTACTAGCCCACCTACTAGTGTTGTTGTTAAACTTATAGGTGCTATAGCAGTACCTAAGAATGTTAAACTACCAGTACCACTTGCTGTAATTTGTAAATCTGCTGTTGCACTACCATCTCTAACTACTACACCTGCTGTTGTACTTGTTAAGTTGATATTTGCACTAGCAGTTCCGCCTGGTTTTCTTTCACCTACTGCACTTACAGTAATGGTTAAATCACCTGAGGCTACACCATGTAATAGTTTACCACCTTCTGCTTCAACAGTAAATGTTAAGTCTGAACTTGCACTACCGCTAAATGTACAATTACCTGTTGTACTACTTGTAATTGCTACATTTGTTGATATACTAGGATCATATGTAACATTACCAGTTGAACTTGCTGTTAAACTGATATCTGCACTTGCTGTACCACCTGGTTTACGCTCACCTACTGCACTTGATGTTAATTCAATTGCACTTAATAAGCCTGGCACCCATTTACTACGAGGCCATGTTGCCCATGTACCACAGTCCTGCCATAATACTGTACCTGCATACACTGTGCCTAAGGCTTCTAAACTAGCATCTGCACTCGCTGAGAAACTGATACCTGCAGGACCTGGGATATAATCCAATTGGTCTACTAGATAATCATTATCTACGAAATGTGCTATAACACCAGTTACAGTTGCCATTTATACGCCTTAGTCTAAGTTAACTGTTAAGTTACCAGTGTTAACAACGAATGTATCGCCGTTTTCTACTGTCTTATCACTAGTTAGTGCTTGAATAATTAATGCGTTACCACCAGTTAGAGCATCCATTACTACAATGTGAGTAACTGTGCCATAATCTGCTGTTGCTGTGGGAAACTGAATGTTAGCATCATTTGAAATACTACCACTAGCCGCCGCTGTGCCAAATTTACCTGATAAACTTTGACGAGCATAACTGCCGCCTGATACTTCAGTAAATGTACCTGCTTCAACATCTGGTGTTGTAGCATCTGTTGCCAATGCTAGATACAATGTACCTGGGGTATATGTACCAACACTGAATAAATGATCTAGAATTTCTAATTCTAAATAGTTTGTTGCCGCTGACATAATTTATTTTCTCCTTATTAAGCGATTTTTGTTATTCTTACCGCTACATCTTCCAAATATGCTGTATCCAGTGTACTGCCTGATATATACACCCACCATGAGTTGCTTGGAGATGGGTTAAAATAATATTTGTCTGTTGCATCTGTTACGGTAAATTCTCTTTGGTCAAAATTTTGAAACAATATTTGACTACCTGCTAATGTTAAATTATGATTGTCATTGTCTCCAAAAATTGATGTTACTACAGCACTAGTGTCTACTTTTTGAAACTGCCACGATGGTGCAGGACCTAAATCCTGTGCATTAATTCTATCACCACAATTAATTCTATATGTGCCTGTGGGTAATTGAAAGGATACTTGACCATCTGTAACCAATACACTAGTACCACTTACATAACCTGTATCTGTTTGTTCTGTTAATATACTGTTGGTATCTCTTACAGTTGTAAACACTGCTTTAGTACCTAAAATTGTACCTGTGAATTGAATAGTTGCTTCTTGCCCTGTACCAGTAGCACTAGGTTCAAATTTATCTGTTGCACTATTGAATACCCAAGTGTCACCATTGCTAGGTGTTGTTGTTGCAAAATTATCAATAATTTTATTTACATTTTCAATATTTTGCTTAATCTGTGGTCTTGCTTCATTAGGATCATCTGTTGATTGATCCAAATGTTCAGTAGTACCTTTAGTTGTGGGCCACGAATATGCCATAAATTATTCTCCTTACGAAATAGTTGTACCAGGACTTGCTAATAATACCCAGTTACTGCCATTCCAAATTACTGCTTGAGCACCTGTTGATTCATCTGAACAATACACCATGTTACCTGTATTTCTTGGTACTAGTACTGCTGGTGATGTTGTATTTAATGTTGCTACACTAAAAGTGGGCAGTTGAAATCCACCTTGGTTATATGCTGTTGCTAGTTGTTCAGCACCATAGAAACTATAGTGTGATACACTACCAATTGTGCCGCCACCTGTTGTGCTATAGTGAATACCATACATATTTTCAATAGTATCACCTGTTAAAATATTAGGTTGTGTTTCAAACGCTCTCATATCTTTAACAGTAACAGTTGGGCCACCGCCTGCTGTTTGTGGAGCGGCTGTAATACCTCTTACTTGTGTAATAACTGTATCTTCACTTTGTCCTGTACCTTGTGTACCAGCATTACGCACCATTGCACTAACGAACATACCATGGTGTCCTTTACCAAATCCTGTGGTGTTTGATCCTGCACCATCATGACTGTCAAAGCCGTCCATTTCAAGTACACCTTCAACATAATTCATTCTAAATCTTGAATTATTGTCATTTCTGTCTGCTGTTAACTGAAATTTACTCAGTGTAGGATTACTGTGATATCTATTGCTTTCTTGTGTGCCATCAATATCACTTATTGTAACTACACCATGTACTCTAGTACCAGTGGCACTGAAACTGTCAAAGTCAGAGGCACTAGGGGCATTGTTATCACCTAAAATTAAATAATCTCTACTAGCATCATCAATAAGTTGACCATTACAATCTAATGTGCCACCTAATTGTGGGCTCAAATCCTCTACTACATTGTCAATTGCTGTGGTGCTTACTGTGGCGAAAGTTAAATTACCTGCGCCATCTGTTTTTAAAAATTGTCCTGTTGTACCATCTGAAGCGGGCCAATTCAAACTATTAAGGCTTAATGTACCGCCATTTGTTTTGATATTTAAATCGTGTCCACTTGTTAGTGTAGTAATTTCTGCTTGTGTACTAGTTGCATTGTTGATCAATAAACTGTCTACGCCTAAACTGTCATACACATTAACCTCACCAGAGGCTTTTACGATAAATCTTAAATTTGAATCTTTGTCTGCTACACTTAAAATTGCAAGTGAGCCATATGTACCTTGGTCACTATTACCTGCAATAATAGATAAGCCCAAGCCACTATCATTTTGGTTTTCTAATTGTAATAAGTTATTTGATACATTTTGTGTAATTTGTGTTCTATTTGCTATTTCAACATAGCCATTCACACCAGTGTTTTTAATTGCATTATCATTGGTGTTTAAATCAGCGGCTAGTGTTGATTCAATTTTGTCTGAATTTAAGTTGTTAAAGTTTGCATCCATCTCTGTGTGAGTTAGAGCAGAACCTTTACCACTACGAGTTACGATTGTTGCCATTTTAATTGTCCTTTAAAGGATTGTACTGTTATAACATAGTTATTTATCTATTCAAAAAAAAAGATAGGCCCCTAAGGACCTATCTTTACTCATATAAAAGGAAATATCAAATGTCTGAAAATAACTCAGAATGAGTTACTGTCTGTTTTGATAAGATGCTAGGTTTTTTTGCTGTTATGCAAATACCTAAAAGTAGAACTTGTAGGTTGGGCAAATTAAATGAACCTAGCGAAACACTTAACTTGCAAAATTGGTACGGATTGTTTGCGGGATTTAATATGTAGGAGCATAATCAAATGGCCTAAAGTTTTATTAACTACGGAGTCAAACAATACTTAAGGATCAACCCTTACCAACAATATTATTTAGTCTAATTTACATTTAACCATTAAAATCTGAGTCAATACTTCTGCGTGTAACTTACATAGATAGTACATTTCATGTACGGCTCTAGGGTGAGTTTTGTTTGGCATCCAATCTTTTATGTATATGTAGTGCATAACACTATTTAGTATATACACAATTTGCGATATTTGTTCTAACTCCAAATGTTTCACACTTGTTCAGCGGGATTGGACTACAAGCATTAAATGTAAACAACACCATTAAAAATAACACTATGTATATCCACTTCACGATTGATTCTCCATCATAAAGGTTAAGATGTCATATTTTAATTCTTCTGTGTGTAAGAAATCTGCTACTGAAACACCTACAATCACTTCTTTATTACCTTCTACGAACTTTGTAAAGTGTAATTTGTCATGAGTTATGTTGTGACTTTCTAGTAATAGCATAAACTTATCAAATTCTCGTGTATTAACAGTTACATTCATATAGTCATCTATATCTAGTGTACTTGTGAAATAGTATTTGGTTACTAGTGGATGTTCAACGATTTTCATATTCAAATAGTCTGTCAAATGTATTATCAACAGTTTCTTTAGGTTTTTTGTTTTCTATCAGCGTCTGCCAGCCCTGTATACGGGTCTTAGCAATTTCTACATACTTGGCATCCATCTCACAACCTACGAAATTATAGTTTAATTCAACACACGCCATACCTGTTGATCCACTGCCTGTAAATGGATCTAATACAGTACCATTTTTAGGTGTAACCAATTTTATTAACCATTTCATCAATTCAACAGGCTTTACTGTGGGGTGATTATTACCAATATTTGTTTTTTCTACTATACCTATTTGAGCATTAGGATCTTCGTTCTTACTGCTAGGCATTCTATAATCAAATCCGTGCTTAACTTGAAAAGGTTTTGGCATATCACTTAAAGACATTTTGTCTTTCATTCTTTTTAGTGTACCTGTTTGTGTATAAGCACCTTGTACTGTTCTTTCTTGTTCAACTCTTGCTTCATACCTTTCACCACATTTACCATTTTCATCTTTTACATACATAGCGTCAGGGTTTGTAGGTATATCTTCAGTATAGAATCCAATATGTCTTTCTGCTCTGCTTACTTTAGGACAATAGAAATACTTTTGATAGCCTTCTACTTCACCTAATACATTCATTGGGAATTTGCCTTTGTTATTTACAATCATTTGTTTATCACTATCATTCCATTTTGATGGATCTGATTGTGAATATGTCATTCTTTTTATAACATCAGCACAATATTCATAAGGTTCTGATTCAAGTCTTGTAGCATCAATATTCAAACCACCAACACCATATTTGTCCATATTAGCATATGTACTGCCTTTAAATGGCTTACGAGCCATTACAATTGGTTCGTGTGCTGGTTTAAGACAAGTCTTCCAACCTTCTTGTCCTTTTATTTGTTGTGCTTTAGTGAAACCTGAAGCATACAACCACATCAATTGATCTCTTATTTCAAAGCCAACATTTTCAATGTTTGAGGCTAAATTATGATAAGTCCTAGCGGCTGAGAAAGCCAATAAATGTCCGCCTGGTTTTAGTACTCTTAAACATTCTTGCCAAGTTTCTACAGCACCTGTATTCTTATCCCAATCTTTACCTAAAAATTCTATCCCATATGGTGGGTCAGTGATGATGCTGTCAAAAGAATTGGCATCATATGTTTTTAAAATATCAATATTATTACCGTGATGTATTTTCATTTAATAATCCTTTTATAGTAATTATTATAGTGTAATTTAAGGTATTTGTCAACCTTAAATCATCTACCTAAAGGTAGATGAAAGACTCAACTAAAGTTTCGTCTTTGTTTTCATCTCCACTTATTGATGTATCTCAAAAGAAAGAGAGAAATCAAACACATCAATTACGAGCGAAGCGAGTAATTGTGTGTTTTGTTTGGCTTTAGCCAAACACTACAATATACATTAATACCACTTATACAATATTATAATTGATTATCAATATAGAAGAGCAGAACGCTTTTTTTTTAGGGATTTAAAAAATCTTTTTTTTTAAATACCTACCATATCGTTTATCAGCGAAATGCCTTTTATACCCTCTGATTGGTCATCATACCTTATAGTACATATCTCCGCTCTCTGTTTATGCCTTCCTACAGACACGCAGTTAATTCACTAGTGAGTCTAGTGTTTAAAAGAATATGTATTACTCTATAAATGCCCGTTATAATAACGGCGGGTGGGTCGTTCTTTAACCCCGCATATATCTATTGATAATATTATTATCAAATTTGGTAAATGTCTTACCATTTATTCTGCATTTACCTGTTAGTTTTACGATTGCCTTAAAGTCTGCCTTAGTGAGCCATTGAATGTGCTTTTTGTGTTTATCACAACATAATTTCGCATAGTGAGGACAGTTATCGCTAGTAACTTTAACTGCTACTATAGGACAGTTGTCGTGATTAATGTGCCTAGTTATTGCCATAATAATATCTTTTGCCTATTTTGTCAACCTTTTTTTTTAAATACTAGTGTATGCTTGTTCTTGGCATATAGATGGGAGGGTAACCCATATCAGTGAGCCCTCCCATCACTTTTAATTTAAAAGAAGTCGTCAAACTTATCGTTTCTGCCTTTAGGGACGCCTGAAACATCTAATGGCATAATTTGCCTTGTATGACAATTAGCAAAAGCCTTGTTCCATCGTTCTACTATTTGAACAGGTATATCACCATCTGGATTTTCTACTTCAACATATTCTTTAAATTCTCTTATGTTGTCCATATGGCTTTTATATAGCGGCAGTTTGTTTCTTTGACTATGTACATTCTTACGATCTCGTCTACCGCCAAACTTCATACCTTCAGTTAGCATTTCTCTGATAGCGGCTGTATCTTTTACATTGTCTGTAAGATACACTACATCATCATAAGCACGATTGATGTGTTCAATTAAATCTTTTTTGTTTTGAACACCTTGTAAATATACGGTCGCATACTTTACACCATCGCGACGAGGCATTTCATGTTTCTTTTTGTATTTTAAAAGAAATGTCATTAGTTCATCTCCTTTTTGTTTTTAAGTGCATATTCGCGATATTCTAGTGAATCTAGAATATTTGCTGGGTAACTTGCATAATTGTTACATATAATTAAACCATATGCATCTTCAATTGCAGAAAATATACTATAATTTTCATTGTTTTCATATATACCTCTAATTTTCATATAGAAGTCATGAACAACGAAATCAATTATATCCTCTATGTTATGATTTTTTTGTCTTTCGTGGTTTTCTGCTTTTAATTTTTCAGCATCAAAATCACTACCATCGTTTATAGAGTTTAGAAATTCTTCTCTTTCTTTACTGTGAAAATATTTCATATAGTGTGCGTGGTCATCTTCCATAGTTCTAACTTTACCGTCAGAATCTTGAATAGGCCATACTTGTTTTGGACGATAGTCAACAGTTTCTCCCTGTTGTCTATCTTTCATTTCTTTTAAAATATCTGAGTTTTTTGACATATTTGTCTCCATTTGTTAATTGTTAATTTAATCATACCTTGTGCCATTGTTTACCCCTATACTATAATAGTATATAGTCTCATACGACAAATATCAAGCATTTTCTGAATTTAATATTTAGAAATTAACACTAGATTGTTTATTACAGCCAATCCTGCTACGCCAATCCATGTATTTTGCCAATAAGGACGCAATTTTTCATCAATCATAGGTGTTACATACTCGTGAATAACACTTCTAGCGACAAAGAATGTTACTACCGTTATGGGCTCAGGTGCCGCACCTAAAATACCATTCGTTTCAACCAAACCTTTACCTACACCTACGATTGTAGTAATAGCATCCGCGGCACTTAATCCGTGAAAGATTGATTGTTTCGTTTTTTCTTTATCAGTTAAAGATTCAGCGAATGCTGGCTGAATGAACACAGCCAACATTGCCACTAGTAGGAGTATTTTACGCATTAGTTATAACATCCATCATATTTGTACAAGTAACCAACCTTGTGATTTGGGTTATTTGGATCTAATACTAAAGATGTATATTCTCCTGTTTTATAATCTACATCAGCAAATTTAGTCCATTGAAACTTTTGTGGCTTGCCTTCTTGTCCCCATACATTAGACAAAATAGGTTTCCATTCAAAGTACCTATGCCATAAAGGGTTATCTTTGTTAGCACTTTCTTCAATAAAGTGAGCATGAGGATCCTGATTGTTGAACCAATCATCATTAGCATATGACTTGCCTTCTTGTTTGTCCATGCCAAAGAATTGAGCAACTACACTATGAAAAGAATTCATAGCATTAACAGTATTAGAAAAGAAAGGGTTTCTACTACAACATAGAGCTTCAACTTCAATAAACTTCTTACCTGCCTTTATTACTCTATGTCTACCAAATAAAGTATCTTTAGGTAACTTCGTTACTGTCCATTTGTCGTCTTTCTTTACCATAACATTTTCATTATGATACCAACCATATGGATGTGTGTGGCTACCAATAATATCACCAACTTTATATGGATTCTCTGGTACCTTATCCACTTTCTTACGAGTATTAAGATCGTCACCAATCCTTTCAATCTTTTTACACATTTCTTTGACTAGTTCTTCTTTATACTCGCTAGCGGTTTTGTAATCCATACCACCTTTGTACTTGTCTTTACTATTGACAGTATCAAATATTTTGCTTAGGTCAGATTCATACATCTTAATTAATGGTCTTACAGATCCATCACTTTTAAGTGTAGCAATTAATTGAGCTGACTTTTCAAAGTAATCATCATATTCGTCTTGAGTGACACTATAGAATTCAAGTCTTTTACCTTGCTCAGTTTGTTTGATACCAACTGAGTTAGCGGCTTTTCTTAAGTGTTTACACGCACCTTGATTTAGACGCCTAACACTTCTATTATCAAGCAAATCAATCATTTCATTGAAAGATGCTCTTGTTCCTACATATATATTTGACATAGTTATATTTCCTTTCTGTTTCTTAACTATATTATTAATGTAACACGGATTGAATATCTGTCAACCATTATTTTGTGAACGATTTACCTAAACTTGGCACTAATATATGACCACCTGGATTCAATAAACTTTGCGTTTTTGCAAACCATTCATTATTGGCTTTGTGCTGATCTGCCGTTAAACCATTATAATGTTGTTCACTCCAGCCTAAATTAGCACTAGTGTTAGTTGTTTTTGCTTTTGCTTGAGCAACCCTTTCAGCATAAGTGCCTCTTTGTTTTGCTTGTCCCATCTTTTATACTCCTTTGTTTTGTTAACTTATATTATTAATGTAGCACAGATACAGTATCTGTCAACCTTTTATATGGGCAAAAAAGCCTTGTTTTTATTGGGTTTTTTAAAAAAAGTCAAAAAAAATCCCCCTAGAAATGAGCATAACTAGGGGGAATAACCTTTATTGCAAAGGTTTTATAAGCATAAATTGGAGTTAATCTTTATGGTCCAACCAAAGAACATAAAGTTTCACTATACCATTCAACAATAAAGAGCAAATATTTTTATTGTTAATATTATTTAGTCTTTTTTGAAATATATGATTAATTTAAACCTACACTACTAGCGAACCAGTATAACATTAACCAAAGTACCAAACACCAAAATAGTATTTTATACATTAAGCAACGGCGCTGTCATCAGCAACATATTTCCAGCCTGAGCCGTCATAGTATACTAGTCTATTTTGTGCCCCTGCTAAACTGTCTGTGGTTAAAAATGCAACATCACCTTTTACGGGACTTGCTGGTAAACTTGCGTGTGCTACAGGATTTATATTTACGAAGTCCTGTATTTTAACCATACTGGTATTTGGGTCTAGTGTTAGGTTATTACCACTGCTACTAATAATTGTATCAGGTAATTTTGTATTTGATAGTACACCACTACTATTTAGAGCGGCGATACCACTAGCACTGTCATAACTGTCAATAATTTCTTGTACTGCGTCTACAGTATCTTTTAAATCAGCTCTAGCACTTGCTGGACTGTCTGTTGTTTCATCTAAATTAGCCGTGCTTAGTACTGTTGTATTTGGGAATGCTGGCATATATTTTTATCCTTTATGTTATTTATCTTGGGCTCATTGTTCCGCCTAATTGCGTCACCAAAAAATTTGATCCACTTTTAACGAACATGAAAATTTGTTGATCTGTGCCTTGTGCGGCACTTACTGTGGCTAAACTAGTAACATAGTTAACACCTGTCTTAAAAGTAAATTCACCATTTTGACCTGCTGTACCTGATGTACAAGTTACAATCAAATACATTATATCACCATCTGCCATATTTGTTGGTGCATTTATTACTGTACTTGCTAAACCACTTGCGGCTGTTAAATTTACTTTTTGTAAACCACCATTACTATAATCTATATCAAAATCAGTGGCTGTATCTGATACTGTGCCTAAATCATATGGAGCACTTATACCAATTGACTTACCTTTAATATGTCCTGCGTTGTTTAATTCATAATCAACATCATCACTATAGAAACTGTATTTGTTTGATACTACACTACTTGCATGAATATTACTTGTATCTAGTTTAAATCCATATACAGTGTTTACATCACTTACTGCATCTGTAAATGGACTTACTTCTGCACCACTCATTTGATTAACTGTAAATCTATTAGCACCTGTTAGTGCCGCACTTGAACCATCTGCTTGTGGTGCCGCTAATACACCTCTAATTGTGTGTATGTGTGCATCGCTAACATCTACACTTGTATAACCTTTTGCAGTAATAAACTGTCCATTTAGTCCATCACCAAATCTTGCAAAAGCAAAATCACCAAACTGATAACCTGCAGTGTCTAGTACCAACTCAGTATACTGATTACGAATTCTCGCTTTACCTCTTTCAGCACCACTACCACTTTCACCAAAATCATCAGTCATTACAATTTTAGTAATTTGTGGGTTAGCGTGAACTCTATCATTCCAAGTGTTTAGGTCACTTAGGTATGAACTTGTAACAGGACCCATAATACGCAGTTGACTGCCTTCCATTGTGTCACTGCCAGTCCATGAACCACCCATAACTTGTGAACTACTAGTTTCAACAGGCTCACTCCAATCACCACCAATTATGAAACTATCACCTCTGTTACTACCATCAGTATTTTGTATACTTTTATCATCAACCTGAAGATGACCACCTAAAGTAGGTGTTGTGTCTAAACTAATGTCTGTTAAGCCTGAAGCATTTGCTTCTACTTTAAAAGTAGCACTAGCACTGTCATAAACTAAAATATAATCATCTGTTGGACTAGCAGGTATATCAAACATATCAATAATACTATTTTGATTTGTTATTGCTTGATTGATGTCGCCACGAGCACCACTGATACTATTTGTATCTGCGGCTGTTGTAGTTGCACTTGCTTTAGTTCCTGAGGGCCAAGTAGCCATTATTTTTTCCTATTGTAACTTGTTTTTTTCTTTTTCATAGCAGGCTTTTTTGAATAGCCTTTTGTTGTTGTTTTTTTCTTTTTAGTGTGCCAACTCATATCACGATCTCCATTACTTACTTTTCTTTGTTATACTTAGGCGCATTCTTTTACCTTTTTGCTTGGTTCGTTTCTGTTGTATTCTCATACCATTGTTGAAACTACTGCTACTTCTAGTAAGACTTCTGCCACCTCGTCTTACATAACTTGCACCTGCTCTGTGTCCTGCACAATTTGTTTTACATTGTGATCCATAATAACTTGCCATTTTATTTGTCCGCCAGTATAGTTAATATTTTTAACAGCGTTGCATTTTGTTCTCGTAAACTTGCTTTTAATTCGTCTATGTCTAATTGTATATGATGTAGATGATTGTCTTTAATTTGAGCAATATCAATACTAATTTGTTCTATCTTTTTTGTATTCTCTTTTACTTGATCATCTAACTTCATAATAATACTTACCTTAACTTAATACAATGTCACCGTTAGCACTTACGGTCATTGTGGGAAATCCAATCACTGTTACATCTGCTGTTGAAGTTTCTGCTACTTTGCCCCAAGTATCTAAATTATAACTAGTTACTACTGGTGCTGTTGCTGTTGTGTCTGTTAGTACAATTTGATATTTGTGTGCTGAGCTATAAGTGATACCCAAAATCCTGCTGTACGCCTTTATAATTGGGAGTGTGGTACCACTATTTGTAACACTTAATTGGTTAAATGTTTCTCTTTGTGGGTCAAATTGTACTTGTCCTGTTATACTATCTAATCTTGCTGTTTCTGATGCGTTTGTTACAGTTACTTGTAACTTAACATATCTGCCTCTTAAAAGTTCTGGATTTGTTTGTGGATTTACAGTTGTATAACTTAGATCATCGTCACTTACTTGTACTGCAATTACATTTGTACCGTTGCTGATTGCTTGTGCTGTAAGATAGAAATCTTGTATTTGTCCTAAATCTTGTGCTGTTGTTGTATGAACTAAATCATCAAATCCTGTTGAACCATTTATAGTTACACCATTACCTGTCCAATTGGTCCAATCAGCCCATGTAACACTATCATCTGCTAGGTCTTGCCAATCATATGTTCTTGTACTATACAGTGCCATTATAAAGCACCTCCTATTTGTATATTATCACTTTTAACTAGTGGCGGAGTGAAACTAAATGTAGCACTAGGTATTTGATCTCCATTATCCATAAGTGCTAATAATCTAAAATTAGTTGGTATGCCACTTGCAGGTATGAATGCTCTTACTAGATATGTTGTACCACTTACATTTTGAAATGTATTTGCTGGACCACTTACTATAGGAGTATACTGTTCAAGTATAGGGTGGTATACTTGTACTGCAATCATATTTGCATTGTCTCTAAAATTATCAGTCATGGTAAACTGTATATCTAATAAATGTTGTTTAACATTTGTACCAAAAGCGGCACCAATAAGTGGTAATGCTATAGCACCCATATTTTTCTCCTAACTAGTTGACCTTACTGTTATACTTGTTATTTTTAAATCATTTTTACTTAACACTGGTTGTGCTGGTAATTTAGGTTCATTTGCTGTTGGTGGTGGAGCAATACCTTCTTGCCATTCACTGCCATCCCAATAATAATATTTACCTGGTGTCAAACCACCTACATATTTTCTTTGTGTGGTCTCACCATATTTTACTTGTGTGTCATCAAATACATATTCTGCTGGTGTATGTTCTGTTGCTGTGATGTCAATTGTATAATCATTGTTAAGTGTTAAACTGCTTATTCTATAATAAGCACTGCTAAAGCCTAGTAAATCATATGTTACTGTTATAATATCACCTACTTCTGCTTCATGTAATTCTGCTGTGGCTCTGAAACTGATATGTTTTTTATTTCTACTTTGATTTAAGATTGTTTTACCAATATCACCTGCCATATTTCTATTTGTAATATGATTGAATGCAAAGTCTTTTGTTAGTCGTTTGCCATTGTCTTCTGCTAATAATGTTTGATCTAAAGCACTATCTAAAATTGGATAGATAACTTCATTTGATTTCCAATCACTTGTAGGATCAACATAAGTTATTTTTACTTGGTTATAATGGTCTCTAGTACCATTTGCTTGTAATTTTATACCACCTACAATGTGATCTCTTGTAACAGCAAACACAACATTTGGTGTTGTATTTTGACTGTCTGTTGAATGTCCTGTATCCTGTAATTTTAGTTTGAATCTACCTTGTATATAAGGCATACCACTTCTAGCATTTGCTAAAAATGTTTTTAAGTTGTCTAATATACTACGGCTTGTATCAATAACAGCATCACAAGTCAACACAGGTCCTGTACCACCACCTGCGGCATATTCTACTGTTTGTGCATACTTGGCTCTTGCTGTACTGAAACTTGTAAAGTCAATTCTATCATTTGATAGACCTTTACCATAAATTGGATTTCTTAAATAATCTAAAATACAATCTGCTGGGTTACTACTCCATGTAACTGTTTCACTATTGTATGCTGTACTATGACTGTTTGTTAAGCCTGTACAATCTTTTACTTTTTTACCTTTTACAATAGCAGTTACTCTTGGTACACCTTGATATGGATTAGCATCACTGTCTTCAATTGATTCAATCTTACGCCATTCTAATCTAAGAGCAACATAAGCCAAACCTCTTAATCTATGATCATCTGTCCAATCACTTGCTTCTTTTAATAGTGTACTTGCTGATTGATTTGCGGCACCTGTAAATCTTTCTATTTTGTATCTGTCTTTGAATCTTTCATCTAGTATATCTACATCATCTAAAAATACTGTTTCAATGCTATCTATTTCACCTTCTGACAGTACACACGCCAAATAAAGATACTTGTTTCTATCTCCACCTG